TCACTCTCCGGGCTGGTAGCCGGCGAAAACGTACCATTGATCGGCGGGATCGCAGATGAACGAGTATGGCGTGATGAGATTCGCGGTGACCGGGACCGAGGGCGGCGTCGCCGGCCGCAGTGACCATCCGGCCGCCGGCGAGAACGTAACTGCATGGCCTGAGCTGTCCTGCACGAACATCAGGTTGAGCATGTGTCGCGAAGCGCACGCCGGCAAATTCATCGTCGCCGCTCCCGTAACTGACACGTCGATCGCGTTCACGTCCGGCACGCTGACGCTCCCGGTTGCTGTCAGAGTCGATCGTGAAACCGAGTACGTCGTCACCGCGCCGAGCGACGTGATGTCCGCATTCGCACCGGGTGCGGCAGCCGTACCGTTCATCGCAATCCAGTTTGAGCCATTCCAAACCACGGTGCAGAACGTGGAGCCGCCTCCCGCCGCTACCGGCTGCCCTTGTGCGCATGCAGGCGCGTCAGTGAGGGTGCAAATCGTGCCGATCAGCGCGCCACCTGCCGGCAGATGGATGAAGCCCACCGGCGAACCGCATCCTGTACCGCCATAGGAATGGCCCAGCGGCGTGGTTAGTCCCATCAGCGACGTAATGTCGCTGTTTGCGCCGCGCGCCGCGCCGCCCAGGCTCGCAAGCGCACCAGCCGCCGACGTCGAATTGGTGCCGCCATTGGCGATGCTGACCGGCGTCGTTAGCGAGACGGTCACATTGCCCGACATTCCCCCGCCGCTGATGCCGGTTCCGGGAGTGACGCCGGTGATCGTTCCACCGCCGGTCGTTGAAACAGACCCGTTCATCGGCATCCAGTTCGCTCCATTCCAAGCTACGGTGCAGATTGCCGAACCGCCGCCGGTTATCACCTGAGTTCCCTGTACGCACGCGGGCGCGTCGGTAACCGTGCAGATCGTGCCGATTAACGCGCCGCCGCCCGGCAAATGGGAAAAGCTCACGTTGGACGCACAATTGGTGCCGCCGTACTGCTTGCCCAGCGGCGTCGTCAGGCCGGTCATCGACGTGATGTCGCTGTTCGTGCCCGATGCCGCCGCGCCCAGATTAGATCGTGCCGCCGATGCGTTCGTGGCGTTGGTGCCGCCGTCTGCAATGCTTACCGGCGTTGAGAGAGAAACTGTCACATTGCCCGAGGTGCCGCCGCCTGACAGGCCGGCGCCGGCGGTGATCGCCGTGATGCCACCGGTCACATTGACGACGCCCGATGCGCACGACCATATCCCCTGCTCTCCGAACGCAATCGCCCCGGCGCCGCCGCCGCTGCACGGAACCGTTTCGCTGCAATCCTTGCAATAGAACATCCAGCCGTCGGTTTCGATCGTGTTGTTGAGTACAGCGAAAGGAACCGGCACCAACTCCGGCGAAATCGGCGTTACCCCACACAGGTGATTGTTGATGTCCATTCGGAACTTCTGTCCCGCACCGATTCCCGTGTAGTTGGGAATTTGCTCGCAGCCGCCCGGCACCGTGTATGCGGTAAAATACGGCGTCGCTGCCGAGGTCGGCGTTGCGGTAGCCGTCGCAGTTGTCGTCGCGGTCGGCGTTGCCGTGACCGTGGCGGTCGTGGTCGGTGTCGTCGCATGCGCAACCGGGGAGAGCACGCAGAGCCCGCCGGTGGCGCAGATTACGCAGATAAGAAGTCGCTTCATGGATTCTCCTCAATAGCCCCAAGTGAGGTAGATAAGGCCGTCGGTAACTTCTGTAGATGCACCGCCCAAGGCCGCAAACAGGCCATCGGGCTCATCGAGCACGAAGGTGCCGCCGGTCTTGGTCAGTGAACCGCTTACGATCGACGCGGCCGTTATTCCGCCATGCGTAGTGTTGTAGAGATTCACCGGAATCGCGCCCTTGCATGCGTTTGGAAACGCAATCGGCCACGTCACCGCGTACTGTCGATCGTGCAGCAGCGTTCTGCCCGGGTCGCCCACGACACCCCACTGCACGATTGCCACGATCGCGCCCAGATTCACGTCATTGAGCGGAATCTTCAGGTAGCCACCGGGGTTCTTAAACGAACCGGCAAACTGCGCGACGAACGCCTGCAGCACGCCGATGTTTGTGATGTTTACGTCCTGGCGCTGCTTCAAGAACGACGTCCGGTTCGCCAGCACCTGATGCGGAATATTGTCGATGCCCAGTCCGCCATCGGTCGCACCGGTCTGCGCACCTTCAACGAAATCCGTCGCGGCTATTTCAGGAACTTCGTTGTTCGTCCATTCCGCGCCAGGATTGTCGAGTAAATTAGACATTTAGATTCCTCGCCGTGCTCGGGACGGCCACTGATTTGTGCCGCACGGCAGCCTCACGCAACGAAAGTCCACGTGCCGGTGTAACTGCCGCCGCTCGCGATGACTCCAACGTTCAGCAAGATGTGCGCATACATCGTGAGGCTCGGTGCCGTACCCGACGGCCTCCATACCGGCAGCGATACCGACCCGGTGTTGGCGTAGAAGGCCAGTTCCGTCGCGGTCATGCCTACCGCGCTCGCATCTCCGGCTCCCGTCAGCGACCAGGTAAATTGCGCCTGCCCCGCCGACGGATAGGTCACAGACGCGATCGCCTTGTAGTATGCCGGTGCGGTGATGTCGGTGTCGGTCACTTGCGGCGCCGCCGATCCGGAGCCGAATCCGACCACACCGATCAGATTCGTCCCCGCGGCGCCGCCGACCAGGTTCGCAATCAGCGGCAGCGCGGAATTGACAATCAGATTCTCGGCGGTCCGCGTCCACAGCAGGCGGCCCCGCTCCCATTTCTTCAGCTCGACAAAGCCGCGAATCTTTCTCATGGATTGCCCTCCGTGGGGACGTTGTTGAGCGTCGCGGGCCCGTCGGTGGGGCCGACCGGCTGCGCCGCATAGGTGATGCCGGCGTGGAGGAACCGGCGGTTGTGAGTCGGAATTAACGCGTAGGCATCCTGCACATCGCCGAAGCCGTATCCGAAAAAGTCCGACGGAATCGGCGTCAGCAGGTCGAAGATGCCCATCGCATCGTGCGGCGCCGGAATAAGCTCGTCGGTCGCGCCGGGGAATACGAACCATACGCCGTCGAGCCACGACCTTTCGTTCTTGAAAAAATTAATCGCGGCTAATGTAGCTGGCAGCAGGCTGATAGGAATCGTGACGCCGGGCGCAACGGGAATCATCACGCGGAAAACCGCCCATCCTTGATCGGACGGCCACGCATGGCCGCCCCAGCTGTCCTGCCCTTCCAGCAGCGTGATGTCCTGCCATCCGATCGCCGTCAGCGCCTGCTTCACCGCGTAAGGCGTCCCACGCACTCGATGCAACGGAATCGCGATTTTCAATATTGCGCGCCATGAATCCCAATCGCTGGGCCCGGCCTCGCTATTCGGCGAATCCAGCGTGTCGATGTCCGTTAACGAATCGATGTCGGTGAGCGAATCGATCGATTCGCCGGCCGGATTCGCCAGCAGGTTCCACGCCGCATCCAGCACGTCGAATTGCCACGCGAGCCATTTGAGCGCCGACTCCGGCGTGGAATCGATTCGATAAACCAGGAGCGACGTCAGGTCCAGTACACCCAGCCGCGCGATCAGCTGCGCGTGCGCCTGCGATCGCAGGTCGTTAATTGAAGGCTGTGGAGATAATTCTGGCATCAGCTATGCTCCGCGCCTTGCTGAATCGTTACGTTGACGACCGAGCAGTTTGCCCACTGCCCGGGTGTAAGTTGCTGGTAGGACGGGGTGGCCAATTGCACCCGATAAACGCCGGGGACGGTCAAGGCCGCGATGATTTCCTCGGGCACGATGTCGCGTTGGATTCGCGACGCAAGGTTGATTGCAAACTGCTGCGCCGCCTGCTCGACCGCCGCTTGCGTGTTGGCCGGATCGGCATCGCTGAACAGCGTTACAGTCGCATCGATTTCATAATCGATCTCGATAACCGCATTTACATTCACCGTGTCCGTGAGCGGTCGCACCTTGTCGTCAGACAATGCGGCCAGAACCGCCGCGAGCAACGAAGCGGATGCCACTCCCGCGTTATTGGGCGGAACCGCAGGCTGCGAGATCGGCCCGGTCAAAACATAAACGTTCACCGTGCCGGGAACCGGGCTGGTAATCTGCGCATCGATGATCCCGGGATCCACGGCCATCGCGAAGCAGCGATACGCCGCGCCGGGCCCAGCCACGCTGAATGAATTGGGCGCCGCTTGAATGCGCGCGCGCAGATGATCGTCGGTCTCGGGCGATGAACCGCCGGAACTGATGGTCGTGTTCGATGCCGACGCGATCAGCGCATTCGGCGAGAGCAGAACATCAATCTGACCCGGCAAGTAGCCATTGCCGCCTTCACCGGACGCAGTGCACGCGGCGGCGGCGACTCCCGTCGTTTGTCCGGGTTCTATGATAAGCGCGGAGCTGGTGCCGAATTGGAATTGTCCGTCTTGAGTTCCAACCAGAGCTCCAGCCGGAATTGTGACCGAAACGGTTAGCGGATTGGCGAGCGTGAACTGAATCGCAGTCAGCGCCGGCTGCGAGCCAAGCCGCGTGACACCGAGCAGTTGCCCCAGATAGTCAAGCATCGGAAATGCCGCGAACGCGAGGAGGTTCTGCATTCCGGCCCACTGGATCGCATTGCGCACCAGCGACTCGCGGTAGGCATAAAGATTTATCAGCAGCCGCTCGACCTGCGCCGGCTGAAGCGTCCGGCCCGAGGCGGCTTGAAACGCCGCCACCATATCGGCGACGATCTTGTTCGGATCAAGCCCGTCCGCGTCATTGACGAAAGCCGGATTCGGCAGCGCCGGAAGTCCCGCACTCATCACTTCACTCCTCTTGTTGATTCAGCCTGTCGATAGATCAAGCTTTTTCACCCAATCCCGACCGATGTGGATTGCGTCGGCGCCGCTGCTCCGCCCAATTTTAGTTGCCACTGAAGCGTCACATTCAGATGCGCCCCCGACTGCCAGGAGCCGTCGAGCACGGGCGCGGCATTCACCGAAATCAGCGTCACGCGCGGCTCCCAGACGAGAACTGCGGTCGTTACCTCGCGCACGATCGCCGGCAGCGCCACGCTGATCGGAAAGTCGATGTATCGCCAAACATCTGCGCCGAAAGTCGGCCGCAGCGGATCGCTGCCCTTGGGTGTCGTCACGATAATCGCCAGACACTGCTCGACATCGCCGAGCCCCTGAACCACGTTGCCGATCGCGCCCAGCTTGAGCGACCAATCAGCCGACGATATATCGGCAAGCGTGACTGCGCCGGCGCTCATGGAATCACCTGACTCGGCGCACCGGTGTTGCCACCCTGCGGATCGGGATGGGTGTGGCCGTTGTAGATGGAAATTATCTGGTTCAGAGACGTGTCGTAGTCACTGGTAGTGAACTTGATATCGCCGTCGGGCGCCGAAAGTGTGAGCAAGTGAGCTACGGCGTCATAGGTGATTTCGGCGCCGTCGCTGAATTTCAAGTCGAGCACATGCGATGCCCGGTCGTACTCGACCGACGCTCCATCCTTGAATGTCACGTGCCATTTGTCGGGCGAAGTTACTGGCGGCACATCCACGGACGAGTAGATCGCGCCTAGCACGCAGCCGGCTTCGTCGCGGCGATCCATCAGGCAGATCACCTGTTCGCCCAAATCGGGCAGCCAGTATGCCTTGTCATTCTGGGACTTCATGACTACGACGGGCAGCCAGAAGCTCAAAAGCTGGTCGTAATCTGGAAATACGACCCGCACCTTTGCATTCGCTGGATCCAGCTGCTTCACCAGCCCGACCCGGAATCCCATATAGCCGGGATGCGCATGCGGATTATCTCGACTCGATCTCATTGGCGTTTCCCCACGAACCAACTCCACGGCCGAGCGACGGAATCTTCCGCTGCCTCAGGAGTCGGAGCTGGAATCGGTATCGCCGTGCCGCAATGAATCGCGAATGACTCGCAGATGTGCGGCGATGCGGGTGTGATTGTATAGCTCAGCGACAGGGTGCCGGCTGCCGGTTGCGCATACGCGGGCAGCATCGCCGCCGGCGACGATATCGATTCATTCAAAGCAACCCATGGCGACGATGGCCCACCCACCGTCAGCGTTGATTCGGGAGCCAGGGCGCACGCGCCGAACGCAAATTCGTTCGAGTATCGCATTGCCACGGAACCAGCAGCCGGATTTGCGTCGTCGGCTGACATACAATTGCCGACGGTGTCGAGCATGTAGCTGGAGCCATTAATTTCGACTAACCCGGCAACCATTTGCACCGTGTTATTCGCCGAGTTTGTGATGGTAATTTGATCGACTGCGGTCGACGCGTCGGTTGTGTAGCAAACATACATTTGCATCATGCCGCCGGAGACTGCGGTCGGCGCGCACGTCGCAGTGACACATGGCGTCCATGAATTGCCGACCGAGTCGCTGGCGGAAAGCGCGGGAGCGGCGCCACTCGTGTACACGAGATTAACGCCGACCGCGAGAAAGTTTCCGGCGAAACTGTATTCGGGGGCAAGCGTGATGCTATCGGCGCTGGCCGTCTCGATCGGACCGCCTTGCACCATTTCGCATTCGTCGGCGGTCGGAGTTGGTGTCGGAATCACGGTCGGGGTAGGTGAAACAGTCGCGGTTGGCGTCGGCGTTGGTGGAGCCCCCGGAGCCAGCGCAACCACGATGCTCGCCGCATTCTGGCCGCCAGAGCTGTACGTCATCGTATATGCCGTCGTCTGTGCCGTGCTGCTCAGAGTTAAGTCGCCGCCCCATTGCGTGGCATAGGCACCCTGGTTGGTCACTTCCCATTCGGACGACAACGTGGGCGATCCAGTAGCGGTATGACTAATTGAGCTGGCACCGTCGTTTTCGCCGAATGCCACTATCAGTAGGTCGCCTGATTGCGACGGCGTGACCTGCGGACTATTCAACGTAGTTACCGATGATGCGCTTGTGCTGGCGAATTGGTCGATCGGTGCAGACTGGTTCTCGCCACTGTACTCGATTACGTAGCACGATGCGTAAGTACTCGCGTCCATTGTGAATGTTGTTGCAGGCGGACTTGCTCCACGCACTATGTCGAAGACCCAGAATTTCTCATTTCCAACCGCTTGCGTGGCAATCTCAGTCCATCCCGCCGGCGGTGTGACCGTCGACGGCGCTCCATTCATGCTCAAATAGGCAATGGCGACATCACCCGCCGAGCCGCCTGCTGGAAGATAGCAATTGAGCGATGAACCCGGTGACGCGCCGGCAAATGCGCCGACTCCGACCAGGTTGATTTGCGCGCGCGCAAAGCTCGGAACTGCGCCCACGAGGACGACCGCATAGATTGCAATGCGTTTCATTTGACAGTTCTCTCAGGTCTGCTGGCTGTAGGCAGCGGCGATCGAACAGACGCCGCCATTGGAAATCGCCGGCACATTGATCGCGATCGCGGTGTTCGACGCCGACGCATCGACTGGCGGCAACTGCTCCTGCAATTTTGCGCCGGCGGTCGTTTCCACCAATTGGTACGCTGTCGACCATGTGCCGTCCGTAACGGTTACTTGTCCCGCCACGATGCCGGATGCAGGCGTACAGGTAATCGTAAAATTCCACAGGCGCGTGGTTTTTCCGGATCCGGCCGGCGTAGTAGCGCTGACCGCCGCACCCGCGGTCCCGGCCGTTGCGCTGATAACGGTCTGGCGTGCGCCGGGGACGATCGCACCATATTGCGCCCACACCGGAGTGCCGGACGCCGCGATAGCGAGCGCGATTAGCGCCGCAGAATTAACCCTATGAAACACTTCGCACCTCCACTTCGGTTGTGTAACCGCGCGACCGTGAAAGGCGATGGCGCGCGGTCTCTATTAGGTAGGTACTGTCCATTACGCCCCATCCGCTCAGCGCGATCGTGTTCCCGGCAGCAAGCGCAGTCATTCCGGGACCGGAAACCCAGGCTTCGGTCGCAACCATGTTGTGAAAATGAAGCGCGGCTTGTGCCTTGATCGCGGCCTGCTGTCCGTTTTCGCATCGCGAGACGATTTTGAGGGTGTCTGTGGGCGCGACCGGAGTCGTCGCTGCCGCGTTCCGAGTGATCACGGATTTGTTGTCCGGATTTTGATACGATACCTGCGCGCCCTGATAAATCGTCCGGGTGCGATTGCGAAAGGAAAATTGTTCGACGTCGGAACGCACGATCGTCGCCACCGGAGCCGCCGATTCCAGGTCGCCGCGCGCGTAGAAGACCAGTTGCGTGCCGGCCACGGTAAATTCGTAGTTATGCTCGTTCGCCAGCCGTCTGAGAAACGCCAGGTCGGTCTCCTGCTTTTGGGTGATGCGCGCGTACTCAATATCGTCGAGGCCCGGTGCGCCGACCACGCCGAGTTGATACTTCGCTGCGATCGCCTGCGCGATTCCCATTACCGTGTAATTTTCGAATGGCACTGTGTTCGGTGTTCGCATCGCGGGAGTTATGTAGGCCGATAAGCAGCGCAGCCGAAACACGTCCGGAGGCCCGGACAACTCCAAATCGTCAACTTGGAAATCGCCGCACGGAAGCATCGCCTCTCCCCGATAGCCAATTGCCAGGCTGACCACATCGCCTAGCGCCGGGTACCACGGTCCCTGCCATCGCTTCGCGTGGTCCTCGATCTCCAGCTCGATTTCGCCTGCCTCTCCACCCAGCCGATCGGTATAGGTTACCGACAGCACCATCGTTGAAATGTCCGCAGTGATGTTCACGCCCTGATATGAGAGGATCCACTGTGGCGTCCGAACCGGGTATGCCAATGCCGATGCCATCGTCAATTCGCCGCTTGGGGCCGCTTCCATGGCGGCAGATTCGCTGACACCGGTGTTGAAGCCATCATTATCGGCACCGCCACGACCGTACCCGCATCGAGTACCGGCGCAATTGGAACTGCCGGATTGGCCATTATGATTGCGCTAAACTGAGTCGCGTCACCGTAGTATTGCCACGCGAGCAAATCCCATCGCTCACTGGCGATGGTCGTATGCATTATGTATCTGCCGGCGATACTCATTGTGCCGCACCTCTGACGATTGATGACGCTGGCACGGCGTCCAAGTTGAATCCCTGTACGGTTGTGGCCGGCGGCTGAATATTGGCCGGAAGGCTGCTTACCGCCGATACGCCGGGGATCGGTGCAGCCGCGGTGACGGGGCCGGCCGTTCCACCGGATGCCGCCGACAGTCCAAGCGGCGCAAAACCGGGAATTGGCGGTGCGGCGGAATCGAGCTCAGATTCGAGCGACCATTCCTTCAACTCAATCGATGCCGTAATCGCGATCGGCGCTCCGCCCGCCGAGGATTGCCGCGAGCGGACTGCAACCGCTTCGATCACGTAGAATCCGCGAAAGCCGCCGTTGCCTAAGACCAGCGGCAGCGCCAAGTGTGCGGATCCAGCCGCCCTGATCGCAACAATTTGCGCGCCCGGGTCGGTAAATGATGCATGTAAAAATATCTCCAGACGGATGCGCTCCAAGTCATTTGCCAGCCATTGGAGGCGTGGCTTGTCTTCAACCACCCGCTGCTCCGCATAGTCAAAGCGCGTAGTCGACTGAATCGATTCCGGCGAACCGACCACCTCGAATACAATGTCACCCAATGCAGCAAACATTCGCTGGACCCTCAGGAATGCGCCCGCACCGGCCGGCGGACCGATACTGCCAATTCGATGCGCATTGGCCGTCCGCCAAGCTCCGTGCCGTCCAGCGCTTTGATGGCGCCGGCCGCTTCATCCTCGGTCGCCATCTCGACGAACCCGTAGCCGCGCGACCGTCCGTCGCTGCGCTCACGTACAATCTCCGCCCGCTCGACGGCGCCGGTGGCTGCGAACGCATTGCGCAGCGTCTCATCGGCAAGTGAGAAACTTAGATTTCCAACAAACAGCCTTATGCCCATCGCGTCACCGAGCTCCCTTTCAGGCACACGTCTCGTGTCGTTTTCATCAAATGACTATGCCGCTATGCGATCAGCCGCCGAGGTTGGAGCGGAAATTTGCGAGCTGATCGACACCGCCGACGATGTAAATGTTTGCGAACACGTCGTACAAATAAATTTGGACGCCCGCGACAAACAGCTCGCAGTGGTAGATGCTTACGGTCGAGGTGGTCTCGACCATCTGATGCTGCCGGAAGCTGGGCGCCCCGGCGTCCTTGAACACTCCCGTCATCATGTAGACGACCGGAAGTTCCGCGCTGCGGCCCTGGCTGGTGTACTGCTCAAGGTTGCCCCGCGCCTGAAAGTAATGGGTCTTGAACGGACTGGCCGACATTGTGAGCGTTTCGGCGTCGAACGACGACCATTTGATTTTCGACTCGAGCTTGTCCACGCCCGCCCACAGTTCCGCCGTCCCGGCCATGCCCAAGCCCTTGTAGTCGATCATTTTATGCTTGGGATGAGGAATATCGATTTCTTCGGCGCGTCCCAGCAGGCCGACGCCGTCGATGTATATATTCGCATTGGTGAGTGAATTGATTTGAATATTCATGGCTGTCTGGCCTTCCTTATGCCGCCGACGTGATTGGGCTGGTTTGACCGAGCTGCTGGAGCAGCGTGATATCGATGAATGTCCGGAAAGTGATTCGTTCGGCCGGCGGCGGCGGCATCACGTCGACGTCGAACACCAGTTGTCCCGCAGCGATTTGAGCCGGCGGATTTTCCGAAGGATCGTAGCTCACCGATCCGGCCACCAGCGCGCCACGCTGAATCAGCGATCTGACGAACGCATTGGCGCTGGCCAAAATTGCGCCAATTAGCGCGTTCGAGATCGGCTGGTCGATGAACTGGAGCATCGCCAGCTCGACCGACTCTTCGATTACGTCCATGGTCCGGCGCACGGAAATGAAATTGTCCGGCGCGGTGCTGGACGGATACGCGGCGCTGCGATTTCCCCACACGCGCAAGCCGGTTCCGAATGCGTTGAATACCGTCACGATGCCGGCGGCGTTCAGGATGTTCACATCGCAGTTCGGATCAAGAATCGAAGCGTACAACTGAACGTCGGGACCCAGAATTCCTTCGACTTGGGTATTCGAAGGCGACCACCAGTAGCCCTGCGCGAGGTCCTTGGCCGCCATCGCGCCCGCCACCCATTGCGAGTACGGACCCACTGCATTCGCATTGGCGGCAGCCGTAATAGCGGCGCCCGACGAATCGATCGTAACGCCGGTGGAAATCAAACCTGTGTCATAAAACGATTCCTGCGGATAACAGAGGATCGCGCGCGCGCTCGACGTGTTGAATGCATTACTGGTCGCGCCGCGATTTGAAATTGCGGTTGCAGCCGCGGTCGAAGGCGGCGAATCGATCAGCGCCATCGCACGGATCGAATTCGCCGTTGCCGTCATCGCGCCGGCGACATCGGCGTTCTGGGAGTATCCGGGCGCAATCAGTATTTTCGGGAAAAAGCCCATCGTTCCATAGGTGGTCTGGAGCGCCTGAAGTCCGCTATAAACTCCGCCGCTGACCGCGCCAATCACATCCGAGTCCGCAACCTTGGTCGGGTCCGCATAATGGAACGTGACCTTCACCGATTCGTTGGAGGTCATCGAACCGCCGGTCTTTTGTGCGATTACACCGTTTACGTAGTCCACTGTGTAATCGGTATTTTCGACGTAGGTCGTCGATCCGGACGAATTTGTGACCGTTACTGTGCCCGACACGATTCCCATGTGGCCAAGGTTGATTGCTTGCGCCCCGCTGGCCGGAAATTGACCTGCTTGTGCGGTGATCGCGGAGTAGTGCAGTGCCGGGTCGAACACATTTACGACGATCGCCTGTCCCGCACCCTGCTCTTGAATTGCTGCAAGCGCATACGGAATCGTGTAGCCGCGAATCAGCGGACCGAAATTCTCCGCGTCCAGCGCCGACGATACGAGCGTCGACACGTTCGGCGACGGCACCACTGCCGGCGGCTCCACCGCCCAGGCGGGCGCAGTCCCTACCAACCCAATTACGGCGGACTTAACCACCGTGATCGGGAGCGGCCCATTGGTCACCTCGATTACTTCGACTCCATGAAGAAAGCTGGCTGGCATTTCACATTCACCCGTTGCTCAGTTGAATTGCGTTTCTGATCATCTTGTTTTATGCAAGCGGTGCCGTTTCTCCCGCGGATGCGATCGCCTCGTCGGCGTAGCTGTAGGTCACCTGTACGGTTTCGCCGGCTGAGGCCGAACCGCCGGACACGATTGAGATAATTCCGTCGGCACGATCCACCGAATAGTCTCGGCTTTGAATCAGCGTCACATTGCCCGGACCCGTCACTGCGAGTGCAAATACATTTCCATGCGGAAGCTGGATGTTTCCCGACGTGTCGAACGTGTACGACGACGGGCCAACGGTGATGGCCGTCTGGCCTGCCTCGTCCATCACGACTCCGCGCACGAACAGCGGAAACTCGTCGATCGTGGACGGCTCGACCGCAACCGTCGAAAGCGCAAAGAAGATTCTGTAGGTCCACACCCCACCCTGCTTGTCGCGCTCGGAAAACTCTTCGCTGAGCGGGTACAACTTTCGGCAGCCCGGCACGATAAAGCCGGTCAGCGCGGCCCGAACCGCTTCAATCATTGCGTATGCGCCCGGGCTGGTGCCACCGGGATCTCCCCCCACGCCCCAGCCAAGGTCACGCATCATCACGAACAATTCGAATCGCAGCTCGCGCTCCTGGATGACTGCGGCGGTGTCGAGTTGAGTGCCGTATTTGGCGCCCGCATATCGGACCAGGATCGCGCCGATGCGGTGCGTCATGCGCCAGCTTTCGGGCTGATCGGGATAATGGATGATCTCGACCGTCGTAATCTGCGAGCGAAGCCGCGTCAGAAGCGCATTCTCAATCGTGGCGATATCTATCGGGGTCGGCGGTGAAAACTCGGACCCGGCCCATGCGGTATCCAATGTCATCCTCAGTACCCCTTGAGCCTTCCGCGGCCGAAGATGCGCTTTGCTCCCTTCACAATCTCTGAATCGGCGGCCGTTGGCGGCTCTTTGCCGTCGGTCGCTAGGCCGATCGTAAGTTCACCGGCGGCGACTTTTTGCAGAGTTGCTATCGCGTCGTCGTATCGGCGACGCGCGTCGGCCAGATCGTGAAGCGGGCGCAACGATTGCAAACGATACATCGCAATATCGGTGCATAGCCGATTGAGCGTCGCGGGCGGATCGGACAGTGGCAGCGCGAACCGGCATTCGAGGTAGCCGTCGATTTCGGCGGAAGCGTCGGCAAGCGCCTGAACGATCGGAGCGGTATTGATAGTCGCCGCGGTAGGGTCCTCATTAGTCAGTTGGACCAGGTCGCGGTTCGGATAGCGGCCAATCATGTCGGATGAGGTTGCGTAACTCACTGGCTATTCCTCGGCGTTAGAATTGCGACCGTTCATGGCGGGCGAACACCCGCTCCCATGTCCGCTTGAGTTTTTCTTCAAGTTCCCCGTCGAACGAGTCCAATGCATTTTTCATCGCCTCTTTCACTCGCTCGACAAAGCTTCGCTGCTCCTCGGCGCCGCGCACTTCGATGTTCACGGTCGGCGAGAAGTTGACGGTGGTGGCGATCGCCTCGGCACTATCGGCGCGGCGCGGCAGAGGCGGCAGCGGCGGCGGCTTCGGCGGATTGAATGCGGGATGCGCTGCGGCGGCGAACGGATGCAACGTCCGCGCGGCCAGGACCGCCATATGCACTTGTTCATATGGGGCTTCGTTTTTGGCCAAGGCTGCGTACACTTCAGGATGGAGTGGATGCGCCAGCCGATCTTGGATTTGGTAGTGCTCTTCCAAGTAACTTCCAAGTTTGTTGCCCGCCCATGCACCGGCGCCGAAAGCGGCCAGCGCGGCGGCGGGAACGGCCAATGCGCTCAGGGCCGCGCCCGTGGCCGACAATGATTCCGTCACCGTTCCGGCGATCTCCAGCCCTCCGACCGCCTTGCCCAGCGATGACAGGATCTCCGCCGCCTTGTCGGTAACTTCCAGCCCCTTCACGGCCTGGCCGAATTTCTCCAGTTGACCGGCCGCTTCGGAGATGGATTTGCGCTTTTCAAAAAATTCGTAGATCGTCGCCACCGAAGCGAGATGATCCACGAACTTCCCACCTGCCTCGACAGCATCTGCCGCCGAACCCCTCACCCCCCCGGCTTGGCTTTGAGAAACCTGCCTATCTCCAACAAACGGAAATGCAGCAACAGCGGTCCGGGCTGATCGATCGAGCATGTCAATCGCCTTGCCCAGCGAAGTAAGCGCCTCCGCCGCTTTGGCTATTTGGTCGAAGTAAGCGGAAGGCAAAAGCGTGGTCGTTGTTACAGCTTTCGAGCCGACGGCGGGAGTGACTAATGCAGATGCAGCCCGCAGCCTTTTTAGCGTGGTTTCGTAATGGCTCAGCGCATCAATCTGCTCATTGAATAAGCTCAGCCTCCCCTGCTGATTCGAGTCCGTGCTGCCAGCCGATGCCTGCCGGCCCAATGGTGGAATGCCTGGCAACCTAGACACGGATTCGACGACCGCCGAGCTACGCGCGATAAGATCGAGGCGACGCGCGAAATCGTCCAGCACTTCAATCGCATGCGCGGCTCGCTCTAGACTCAGCAAACAATCATCTGTCGTTTCCGGTTTCATTTGTTTGCACCGAACCAGGCGTTGACACTTCTACCGCCGTTGAATAAACCTTCTTGGACGAGAGCAGGGGGAACATGGAGAACAAGCCGGAGCAGAAGATTCCCGTTCCTTTTACGATCTACGTAATCGTTGCCTTGGCTGGCGCGATCGGGGCTGGGACCTTGGCTTACTTCAAGTTGCTCTCCAACTCCTCCATCGATCTGCTGGGATGGGTGGTCATAGCCATCTTGCTCTTGTGGCGGCATTTCGTGTATCCCCGCAGATTCAGCCAAAGCGACAGCACAGGATCCCAGCCGCCCATTCAGCAATAGCAAGTCATTTGCTGCGCGGCGCGCGAAATCATCCGGCATTTCAATCGCGTGCGCGAACCGCTCGATACTTAGTAAACACTCGTCTTTCGCTTCTGGTTTCATTCAATTGCGCCAAAACGGCATTGCTACTCGATCAGCCGTTAAGTGAACTTCCTCGGATGAGGGCCGGAGGAGCATGGAGTACAAACCGGAGCAGAAGATTCCCGTTCCCGCCACAATTTATGCATTGCGGTCGTGTGCGCCGTCGGCTCACAATTCGCCCCGCAGGTGTCTTCACATTCGGCTTCATCTAATTACTCGCCGTGTTTCATGGTTTAGTTTCCAAACCCTCCGCCGCGATCGCTGTGCGGATTTGAGTATTCAGCGACCGCGCCGGTCCAGTACGCCAGTTCCGCGAAGCTCATTCCGCTCAATTCTCCGGCTGAGAATCCGAATCGGACGAGCCCGGCGAAACCTGCGGCGGAGGGACCATGAAATTTTCACCCAGCACCTCGCTCTGCAGGGCCATCACGTCGCGGAGGTCCATTTCAAGAACGTCCTCGTATACGATCCTGCGTCCGTCGATGCGCGCCAGCTCCGCGATCAGCGCGAACGTCATCGCGGTGCCGCCCTTGCCGGTCGACGCGCGCTGCGCATTCATTAAGTCGCGCCCCCGTCCGGTTCGGATGACAGCCCTAGCCCCTGACGGAAGATTCACCGCCTTTTCGCCAGGTACGTCGAGGCCATCGGCGCTCTCGACACGAACTCCGTTCACAGTCAGTTCATCGGCCTTCATCGGTCGTATTCCTCCCGTTTGGATATTTCGATAAATGGTCCCGCCGTTTGTAATGGTGGCGGGGCTGATTGTTCATTAATTCCCCGGTCGGCTGGAAGCGGAGTCAGCCGCCCAGAGGGGGGGCCCGCGGGCGCCGGGCTTGATGCCCAGCGCCCGCGGGTTGGCCGGGCGTAGTCCGGCGCCGCGGACAGGAGGGAAGCCGCGGCAGTCCGGCTGGGGGAGAGGGGATGCGTCGTCACAGAAATCATTCTCCGTCAGGCCAGATACTCACTGACGATTAGTTCGGCGCTATTGAGCCATATGTTCGAAGTTGCAACTCCCGAGCTGGCGCCAGCGCCTGCCATAAATTCCGAATGAAGCAGCTGCCGGGCAACCTCTTCCAATGCGGGAGGCACCAGCAGATAGACACCTTTCCCGCTCGATAGCGCGCCGAACGGCTGCCCCGCATCGGTTTTAAGCGCTCGCATCGCGGCACGCGCCGCTCCGTAGTTTGCGGGATTACTTAGATCGGTATTGCTCGCGTATGCCAACTGCCACAGGCCGACACCGGTATTTGCACGGCCGTCGACGCCGTAGCGAAATTCGCGCCGGTTGAACACGCCCTCATCGGTAACCGCGTTCATTCGCGTTACCGCATACTCGCGGCGAAGCTGGAAAATGAAGGGGCGAATCACCCGCGATGCGTCGATCAAATACCAATACGGTCCGGAACCTGACGTGTTGATATTCGCCGCGGTTGTGCCCGGTTCTCCCGCCAGGCCCACCGGATGGCTGGTGGAAAAGAACGGCTGGCCGTCGAAGCCGACCACGGTCGAGGGGCTGGTAACCGCGTTCTTGACCATCGAGAAAAGCAGCATGTCGGGATGCACCTTGGTGTCCCAGCCGAGCTGCTCGATGATCGGCTCGTAGACGCCGTAGGTATCGTCCTCGATGTCATTGCGATCGATCGCGACGGTGTCTTCAAAGTTCTTGTTCACGATCGTGTAGGCATGTGCTTCCAGCGCCTGGATGACGCGGTCGCCGAGCCATTC